TGCTACCCTGCCATTTTTTAGCCGCCGATATATTGAAGCCTCGCCGCCGCATAAAAGATATTGTTTCGGGGCGGGCGTTATCTGCCTTTATAGGCCACTTTCGCGCCGTTTCGATAGTATCAAAAAGGGCGGGAGTTTCGTCTAAGTCGATACCCACGCCCCAAGCCTCGCGATCTATATAAATCGTTCTGTCTTTGATGAAGCACCGAACCAACGCCGTAGGGTCAACGCTAAAACCCCAGTCAGCCCCGTGATAGAACCGCGCATCTTTTGGCGTTTCAAATTCTTCCACGCGGAAACGCCCCGCAAATATAACGGCGTTACTGTGCCGCCGCACTTCCCCTTCCCAAATGTGCAGATAACTTTCATAGTCGCGTTCTTTCAGCCAATCCTTTTCTTTTTTCAGCACTTCGGGAAAAGCAGGATTTTCGTCGAAGTTTACCTTGCGAACTAATGCGTTATCCGGCGCGTTTATCACGAATCTTTGAAATGTCGGGTCAGCCTCATCTAACGGATTGAATGTAAGCCATATTTCGCTGTTCGGTTTACGTACCGTCGGGATTAAAACGTCCCAACTTTCCGCGCTCACCGCTTGCGCTTCTTCAACCCATGCAATATCAATGCCCTCGGTGGATTTTATTTCTTGCGGGTTAGATCGTAGCCCTTTAAAAATAAATTCCGTTCCATTCGCGCCGCGTATAACGTCACGGGTAAAGGAATAGAACTCGGATAATTCCATATCTTCTATTTGGCTACACAAAAGGCGGTAAACAGAATCGGAAATGCTTCTTTGAATTTCACGGGCGCATAGAATACGCAAAGGGCGGTCATAGCCCATAAGAAGCAACGCCCGCGCCGCGCTCCATGATTTACCGCTACCGCGTCCGCCGTAATACACTTTGTATCTATGCGGCTCAAATATATCTTTAAATGCAGGGGGGAAGAAGTATGTCATTTGTAATCAGCTTCATTCTCCGAAAACTTGACAACCTTAATGCCTCCGGCGGGTATCTTCGTCACGCCCTGCACATCATTTTCGCCCATCATTTCAAACGCAACGCGCAAAATGTCGCCTTTCCCCTTCAAGCCATAAATAACTGTCGCGAACGCCAACGCCGCGCCATAAGTTATTTCGCCATCGGGGAATCCCGCTTTTATCATTTCGTCGCGTAGTTTTCCATCTGTCAAAGGCAAGTCGCGAATGGTTTTAAATACTTCACGGCACGTTTTTTCCATGCGCCGCTGTTTGCCTCTTGCTTTGCCTCCCATGCGGGCTATCTCCCTTTGCTCATCCTTTGCTCGTTGATTGAGCGGAATCAAGTTTTTATTCACGGTCTCGCCTCCTTTACTGTATTTTTTCAGCTTTCCTGCCAGTAAATTTTTCCCAGCGGGCTATTATTACGTCCACATATCGCGGGTCAAGCTCCATCGTGTAACATTTACGACCTAACTGCTCACAAGCAATAATCGACGTCCCACTTCCACCAAATGTATCAAGGACAATATCGCCTTTCTGCGTGGAGTTTTGTATTTGGTATGCAAACAGGGCAACAGGCTTCATGGTCGGGTGAAGTTTTGAGGCATTTGGTCTATTCATATCTATAACTGTTGTTTGTTTTCTGTCCCCGTACCATTTATGAGAGCCGTCTTTCCACCCATACAAACATGGTTCATGCTTCCATTGGTAATCCTGCCTTCCTAATACCATGCTGTTTTTATTCCAAACAAGAGTCTCTCGCAGTTTCCACCCTGCTTCTTTGCACGCCTTTCTAAAATTAAACCCTTCTGAATCTGCGTGCCAAATATAAAAACAAGCACCATTTTTCATTACTGCATCTGCCACTTTGAAAGATTTTTGTAAAAATAAAGCAAACGATTCATCGTCCATTGAATCATTTTTTATTGTCATCGCGTCTTTTGTTTTCCCCACATACGCGACATTATATGGCGGGTCTGTTAAAAGTAAATCAGCCTTGCTTTCACCCATTAAAAGTGAAATGTCCCCCCCCAGTGTACTATCGCCGCACATTAAACGATGATTGCCAAGCAAATATATATCGCCGCGCTTCGCTTTAGGCTCGGCGGGCGGTTCTTCGTTGAAATCGTCCTCTTTTACTTTGTCGGGCTTTGTGTAATCATCATTGAGAAGATGGTCAAAGCCAAACTGCGACATATCAAAATCAATATCAGCAAGTTCCAAATCCAACGCGGGCAAATCCCACGGGCTGTTCATAGTCAACTGGTTATGAACAAGCCCATACGCCCGCCGTTGTTCGTCTGTCAGCGAATCAAGGCGGATAATCGGGATTGTCGTTTCGCCCAGTTCTTTCAGTGCCAAATATCGCCCGTGTCCTTCGACAATCTCGCCATGCCATACGCCGATAGGGTCACAGTTTCCAAATGCTTGTATTGATTTTTTGATTTGCTCGACTTGTTCTTTCGGGTGTGTCTTGGCATTTCGCTTATATGGCTTTATTGTGCGAATGTCGACATATTCAACTTTCAGTTCCACGATTTCACCCTTTCAATAGAAAAGCCCGCCGGACGATAGGCGGGCGATTTGGGGCGGGAGGAGAAAACCGCCCCTCATGCGGAAGAAAAATAAAACATTAGGAGGCGTGTAGAGTGTTCTTTGCACTCCTTCACGCTAATATTATACCATGGTTTTTTATTATCTTATTACTAAAATAAGCAAATCAGTTTTTTATGTTTAACAATATAGGCAAATCGCAATGACGCAGGTTTGTTAGCATTTGCGCCTTTCGCACATTGCGCCAACGCTTATAATCATGCCTATAACACCATTGAATTATATATTTAGGGTTGGGCGGTTTTATATCAACCGTTCCAATAATTTCGCCCGTTTCGCTGTTTGTAATAATGCCGTTCATGCTATCACCTCAAAAAACCCGTATCACTTGCATTTGCGCCGCGCATTGCAAAGCATAATTCCGTATCTCACGCAGGAAATAATAATAAGTGTTTATCTCGATATGCACCGCTTCACAAGTGTCCTGCGAATTTTCCCCGCTTGCATATCGCCTTTTGAATATCTCATCTTTGAAAACATCTTTCGCGCACCATGCCCGCACCGCATCGACCACAGAAAGCCACGCCTCAGGCCGAAATATCCTTTCTTTTGACGGGTACAAAGTCACGCTGTTAAGTTCGACCGCCCGCCGTAATGCCGCCGCAGGGGTCGGGTCGGAAATATAACTGTGTCCACTTGGCGCGCCGCCTGTATGCCCGCCCCCGCTTATCTTCGCTTCAAGAACCGCTTCACGAATTTCCTTTTCACGCCGAAAAATATCCTCTATCGTGTCAATGTTTCTGTTGCCCGTGCGCCTCTGCATCGGCATCGCCTCCCTATCGCTCAATAGATAAAACGACTATGATAAACGCCACAATCAGCCCCGCCGCAAATCCCGACATAAAAGGCATGAAATTCTCAATCATTCAGCCGCCCCCGTTCCATATCGCTCATAAGATTTTCCCATTTCTCACGATCTGCGCCTGCGGTTTCGTATGCCATCATAAGGCGCATACTTGCATTTATGATATGCGGTTCTGAACGGTCGCCCATTCGGTAAAGGTTTATATGCCGCATAGCCCTTGCAAGGTGTTCCGCGCTTGGGATATTTCGCCATGTTTCGCCTGGATATTTTCTTTGTCCTTCCGTAAGCCCTGCCGCTATCGCGTCAAGCCATGCAGGAGAAATGTATCGGTACTCATTGTTTTCGGTTTCCTGCGGAAAATCTGTATCAAGTTCAATCATTGTTTTTCCTCCTTCGGAATATGCCAACTCATAGGCAAATCTCCAAACAATCTGCACTCCCATTCTCCCTGCTTGTTTTTCCCGTCCCACTTGCAACGGCATGAATTATTCGTTTCAAAATGTTCAGCACACCAAGTTTTTAACACTTGCGCCGCCTGAATTGCTTCTTTCTCAATCATTGCCGCGCCTCCTCAAATCATCTTGTAATCTATCAATAATCCGCGCCATCTGTCCCCGCGTCAGCTTTGAAAAATCATACCACTCAATATCATATTTCAGCGTTTGGATAAGTTCGCCCACCTGCCATAGTTGCGCCGCCGTTGCTTTTCGCGTGTCCTTCTGCATATTCTCCACCCCTTTAAATGGTTTGCACGCTGATTTCCGCGCCGCCCTCCCCGTTCACGGTGTAAGTTTTCTCTATCGTCGCCCTCACAATCTGCGCGTCATCTTTGTAAACTATGCCTATCATGCCATCGGTGACGCTTTTATATAAATTATCCAAATCGGGCTTACTTGTAGCCCACGGATTTTTGCGGCTTTTCGGAAGCGGGAAAACGAACCGCACGCAACACTCCAACGGCTCATCTTCAAAAGGTTCAATCTCGGCTTGCCTCATAGCGTGCGCCGCTAATATTCCGACTACGGTTTTATACTCCTTGCACTTGGCGGGCGTATAAGTGCCGTGTGAAGTGACGCGGGGGCGTGCCATCGGGACAGGCTTGCCGGGTACGGTAAAACTTATAGTCATGCTTTCGCCCTCCGTTTCGCTTTCTTTCGTACTGCTTTCTGTATCGGCTTTTGCTTCGCCCTGCCCGTTTTACTTCGGCATTTCGGGCATTTTGTATTTTTATCCGCGCTGTCGCAATCGAAGAAGGATAAGCACGCAACGCAACGCCGTCTAATCTGCATCATAAAGCCCCCTATTTCGCAAATGTTCGTCAAGCCCCCACTCTGACGGCAAATCAAAATCTAATTTACACTTATAGCACGTTGAAATGTTTGTAATAATTCGCTTGCGAAAAGGACAATCACAATATCCGCCCTCGTTAATATGTTCCGCGCACCATCTTTCTACGATAAGCGCGGCCTGCACTACGTCCTCGCGGTTAATTTTCAAAGCACTTTCGCTCCTTTCGCGATATTCTCAATTTTCGCGTTACACTTCGCAACAATTCGCCGCGCCGCATCTGTCGAGATAGGCTTTTTGCTGTCAACACATAAACCCATAGCCAACTGCAACGCCATAGCCCGCTCATTTTGAAGCCGTTCAACCTCTTGCCGTTTATCATCGGGCAAAGAATAAAGCCATTTCATATTTTTGCCCCCTTAAACACAAACTTCTTTTTTGCTTTATCCCATTCGGCTAATCCTCTATGAGAATCTATCCTGCAAGCTATTTCTCCGCAAAGTTTTAATCCTTTCAACCATTCCTCAATAGTTTCTAAACGAAAGTTTTTTTCGGCTTCTTTTTTTGTTTCATATTCGCCTACAACTTCAATATCATCATGAGTATCTTGCTCCATGTGATAACAAAATTCCCCCCATGATTCATTGCGCCGCTTTACGGTTTCCGAAGTTTTTCCGCGCTTTATCCTGAAATTTGAAAGCGTATTATAATAAATATCTCCGCTATTGTCGCAAACTATAAACCATTTCATTTTCCCGCGAGGCTTTCCGCTTTGTCCGGCTGATTGTCTAAGCCGCACTTCTTTCTTTACGTCCTCTACATCAACGCCGTAATAATTCGCCGCACGATCTACCGCTTTATTAAAAAAACCATCTTCGCGAATCATTTTGCAAGCAAACATTACGGCGGCATATAGGTTTTTATTCGAAATATACGGATATTTACTCATGCCGGTATATCCTCCTTCCGCGCCTTGTGCGTAACTCCCGAAAACGGCGGTTGTTCGCCAGCCATCTTTCGCGCTTT